GACTGATCGTGATCGTGGCATCTTTTAGCGTGTAACTTAATACGCCATTTCTTACGGATCTGAAAATGAGTTAATCTCTTAATCATATACGATCCTTGATTGAAAGTTTAGACTGACGAATGACGTACGCTTCCTTAGCTGGCACAGTTTTTGCTGGCTGTGCTTTGTAAGAACGCATAGGCCATGAGATCTTGTAACGTCCCGCATTACATACTTCGTGATCCCTCATATGCTCCATGATGTTGATCTGCAAGCGATCAATCTGTGCTTCTAACTCCGCGATTTGCTCACGAATTGTGATGATCTTCTCAGCTTGGATCTCAACTTCTGGTAACTCAATCGTACTCTTTTCAGCACGATCAAACACACGACTGGCTTCAAAAGAGTTTTGTAAGTCATACCATTCAATCTCTTGATTAGTTTTGTACTTATTCAAACGCTCTTGAAAGTCCTCGACAGCATTGTGAATCATGTTGATGTGATCTTCATTAATGGGATATAAAAAGATACGCAATGTTGTACCCTTGTATAACACACAAAGAGCGCCCCATGATGCTTTCATAATATCCATTTGACCTTGAAGCTGGATCACACCACGATATGGCGCTGGCTCATTCTCGACTTCTTGAGCAGTAAGCTTGGCTTCTAAAATACCATAGCCATCAAGCTTAATTGAATCATGCCCCATGACATAAATACCTTTGTCAATGTCAGTATAGATTGTTGTGCCATTGCCAGACGCTGTGCCATCAAGGCTTGTAGCCAATGGTATGTCAGGATGAAAGTATGGTTTATCATGGGCTAGATCATCAATATCAACGCCAAGCCTTTTACAACTCTCGGATAATATTAACTTCTCTGTAAGATTGCCCCATAACATAGGCTCTTGCGCTAAAAACTCATTAGCCTCTCCGTTAAGTGCATTAATTGAATACTTCAACTCATCATTAGGCGTTCGAAACTTACTGAAACCTAATAATGCTGGAAGCCTTGAGCATGACATCATGTCATCGGGCGTGACTTTTCCTACCATTTTATGTTTTCCTTGTCTTTGATATTGTTTAAGTAATAAGATACGTTAGGCGCTGTCCACGTGCTACCTGAATACGTTTTAACGCCTAGTTCATTGAGCTTCTTTGCGATGTTGCGACATGATGCTCGGCCACAATTTTCCATGGCCAAGTCAAACATAGGTTTGATCTTTAATGCGTAGGCTATCTTAACTTTGGCTTGTGCTTGACCGCCTTTGACAGCTATGACTCTCATCATCTCTCTAGGTGCGCCAAGTTTAACGCCTCTTGCTTTGGCGGCCATTAACGCATTGCGCGTATTAATCGAGATTTGCCGCCTCGTTTCCTCATTTAATACAGCTCTGATATGTAACTCAAAAATACTAGCTTCGGGCGTTTCCGCTATGGTGAGCGGCACCTTCTTTTCCAGTAGCGATGACATCAATGCAACCGATCGCGTCAGTCTACATTGCTTCGCTACAAGTAAACGAGAACCATTCTCAATTTCCAATAATGCCAACGCCTTGAGCAGCTCAGGCCTATCATTATGAGAGCCACTTTCAATGTCAGTATATTCTGAGATGATTTCAGCGTTTATGCTGCGCGCGTAGGCGTAACATATAGTTCTTTGAGCTTCCAAACCTAGCCCGCTTTGGCCTTGCTTGTCAGTGCTTACGCGATAATATGCGATAAATTTCATATGAACCTTTCATGGTTTTGTTAATCTTGAAAATCAATTGCATCTTTAACAGCATATTCGATCAAGTTATATAACTCCTCGCCATATTCTGTATTGCGAGTGCCATCTTCATTGTCTGGATCATGTTCAATACATTTTGAAGCAATGCTGAAATGACCTACAATCTGAAAATAAACTTCCTGTGTGATATTGCATACTTGATCTAAGTTTAGAATGTTACTTGATCCATTCTCATCAATACGAATGGTTTTGTTATCAATATTAAATGTTGTCATGTTATGTACCTTTTATGGTTTCGGGTAAAATTACCCCATAAGCGCCCGTTTAAAGGCGCTTAAAGTGTAACTTTAGAATGCTAGTAATAAGACAAGCCAGCAATAAGCGCTTATAAACCCTAATACAAGCCAAATAAACTGTTTTAATAAGTTAGTCATATTAAGCCCCTTGTCGTTTCATTTTTAAGACTGTAATGACAGCTTCAAGCCTTACATTGTCATCATCAGAGTTAAGAAAACCCCCGAGCGATGACAAGGCTTTTTTAATGTTTAAGAGTTCCCATTTTGGATGGCTTTTATAAATTGCAATATACTGTTCGAGTTTCATATTAAATACCTTTCAAGGTTTAGTTAGTAGATAAGACCGCCATCAATTGTTTTCTTACCAATCTTTGAAGCGATCAAGTTTAAATCATCTCGATCAATGCCGCGGCCTTCAAAGTTGATCCACTCGCCGCTGGCATAGTCAATGACATCGTTATCGCCATCGCCATAAGAAAAGCAGCAATATTCTGAAAACATCACGTTATCGGTATCGAGTTTGAATAGCTTGGCGTCAGTGTAACCGCCACGAACGTCAGCGCCATTATGAATCTGCAATAGAATGTAGTCATCGCCATTGAATTCGAGTTGCTGTCCTTGCACAACTTGAGACAGGATTGAGTCGCCATTGTAAGAATTATACGCCTCGCCAATAGCTTTAAAGCCTAGGTTTTCTAACCACTCAAAACCTTCAGAGCTTACGCCATAATAATCAGAGTTCCAATTCTCAACTTCCATTGAGTTAAATTCATTACATAAGTCATCGAGATCAAGCGAGCTGGTAAGCTTATGAAATAAGCTGATCGTTGGTGATAAGTCCCATTGGCCGTTTTTATATTCATAAGTTTCGAGTGTGCATTCAGGCTCATTGATAAAGTCTTGAATGGTTTTCTTCTGGTTTCGTTGCCAGTGGCGGCCACTATCGCCACCACTATCGCAAAGAGCTGAGCCAGTGGACTCAGTAAGCATTGAATATATAAGAGTTTGAAGTTTCGTTGTCATGTTATTCACCTTTATTGGTTTGATTAATGATTAAAGTGTAATGGACTGGCCTTGGTTCCAGTCTGCATTGATCGTTAAAGCTTTCACATCATGGGAAAATAAATCAATCGTGATTTTATTACCATGGATGTCAGTTATATTTAAAGCTCTTACACTGAATGCAGCGCGGTTCTTTTCAGCATCGAAGCTTTGAATACTTTCAAGTTCTATTGATTTAATTTCATGGATACTTAATGTTTGCATTTTAATTACCTTTCATGGTTTGTTAAAAATATCGCTTAATTGCTGCGATGGGTGAATCATGGACTCGTTTTTAAAGGGTGTCAATAGGTTAAATGAAATAAATTTGATACAATGTTTAAATGAATGAAAGCAATTCAATAAGTAAAACTTATCATATACCTGAGCCAATAAAGCTCAAAGTCGTTAAGAATGAGGACTTACGTAAGTTCTGCGTTGTGCCATTAAAGGCATTCTTAAATAAAAGCGTTACTGGTGAGAATCTAAGAGTGCTGGCAGTGCTGGCTAGTTATTGCAATAAAGGTGGTTATAGTTTTGTTAGCTTGCAGCGCATTGCTGACGATCTCGGATGCACTCAGCAGAATATCAGTAAGCATTTAAAACGACTAGAAAAGGCTGGCATTATCTCAAGTGTGCAGAATTCATGGCCAGCTTTAAAGGGTAATACAAGGCGCATTATCTATGATGAGAAGATAAAAGATGACGATCTAAAGGAGCATCAATTCTTAAATGCTGATATCTCAGCGATCAGAAAACATACCAAACTTATTAATGACATAGATAAAACGATACAACCTTCAGAAGTTGTAAGATCAGAAGATAAGCGAATGGAGGATATAACTAGTTTGTTTATATATATCACAAATGACAGCGATCTATTGAAGCTCGAGAAGCTCATTAATAGCGGTCATTCAATTGAATCACTCAAGACTCGCTTGGCTCAAGGCATTCAAGTCAGTGAGTTATAATAATCAAGACGGCTATAGGTTCGTTTAGCATCCTTCAAAATGAATAGGGCTTCCATGACATCCCTTATATTGTAGGCATTGCAAGCATTAAGCAATCTGAAACGCCTACCTATGCCAATTTGGAAGGCACATGCTTGCCCCCCACCCTGTCTCATATACCGAGGGGTACTACACACAAATTTTTCCTACTTTTTCAAGATGATTGACAACAGATATCGTATCAACATGGTATGTCTTAGCAGAAGCAGACCTTACCTAACGACGCCCTTTATAAATATATAGATTAAGTACAAACCAAACACAAAGGTATCTAGTAGCTTATAGGTAATATAGAGGATCATGTGATAGAGTTCGTGCGAATAATAGACCTAACCCGATAATAAACAGTATTGTTTAAATTATCTTACTAATCCAGATGGATTGTAGCTTCTC